GCATCGGATTGTAAGTTTGACAGTTTGCTTGTTTTGACCGCCATTTTTTGGTTTAGATGGAACGGTTAATTCAGTTGGTTGTTCTTCATCACTACCACCTGACACGTTTTCTGGTTGTTCTGATTTTTTAAATTCAGGAATGGAGACAGTATAATCTACGTTGATTTTGAAGTTTTTTTCAAGCAATGTTCTAACGTTTATTTTCTGTGCGAAACCCAACCATTTCCATACATCGTCCAAATCAACCACAAAGTCTGTATTCTTATTATAATTCAGGTAACAATAAAAACTACTGACAAACAATTGCTGTTCGAATGTGTTGAAGTTTTCTTGGAGTTTTTCGAGAAGGATATTATTATATTTTTGAGACAACTTTGTAATCGGATTTTTCTCGATGAGTTCAACAATGTTGAGGGTTGCGGAAGAGGCGGCGCAGGCAGAAGAAGCGGAGGACATCGTTATGAGCGTATGTTATACTATGTATATACGGATGTCTTTAAGTTGTTTTCGCTTTATGGATGTAAAGCGGTTTTTATGAAAGCGGTTCACAATAGATTAGTTGCTTTTATAAATGAAAAGCAAGAATTATTATTAAATTGTTAATTTCATAAACCGCTTTTGTTATAACAAAAGCGGTTTTCTATTGAATGCTAATTTTGGCATCTTGCTTTGGGCGTCCAAAGCAACTTTCCCTCACCACTTGCTCTTCTTGACGTTAATCTTCGGCGCCTTGCTGTTTTTCGCAGCGTTAGGGTCATACGACTGCTCGCCTTCATCATCAGAACCGAGATTTTTCGATATTTCCCAGAACTCCTTACTGCCCAGCTTGAAAGGCCCGTGCTGTTGCGCCTTATACCAGAAGATTTGGTCTTGTAATTTGTTCGATTTCGCGTTGTTATTGATGACGAGACACTCATAATTCTCGGTACACTGGTCCATGACCTGAGTAAAGCTCTCAAATGTGGGGAACATACCAGCATAGTTATCGTAGATTCGCTTACGATTCGCAATATATGGCTCGCGGAGAATAAAAACGTAGTCGATATTGGTGCGGAGATTTGGAGGGATACCAAGGGGATATTGCATTGTGATGACTAACATGACCTTCCAATGACGCCCATTCATGAAGAGGAGACGCATCATCACGTCCTTCGTCCATTTGTTATCATACAGACAATCATCCAAAACGACGAATGTACGAGGGTCAATGGATGATTTCTTGTATGTATCCATATCCTTTTTGACCTGCTTTAACACTGCCTTTTGGCGCTTAAGAATATTTTCTATGATTGCTGTGTTGTATGCGTCATGGATGAAGAGTTTTGGAACATGGGCTGCGAAGAAACCGTTACCTGCTTCTGTTCCTGAGATGACGGTTCCAATGGGAATATCCTGATGGTGAAACATAAGGTCCTGCACGAGGAAACTTTTGCCAGTATCACGACGTCCAATGAGAACGATTACAGGCCCCTTATTTTCGTCAGGTCGAAAACTGATGGCCTTCATATCGAACTTAGCGAGTTCTAAATTCATGGTGATGTATGGAACACCGATGTAATGTAATGGAATGTAATAAAAATGGAATATATTATTTTTATTATATTTACACGAATGGAATGAAATGGAATCGAATGAAATGGAACGCCCGTTTAAATCGAATATAAAACTTCTAGGTATCAATCATATTACATTTAGGAACAAATATGTCTTCTTCGCCTTCGCCTACGCCTTCGCCATCGGCATCCACAGCATCCACGGCATTTCAACTTCATTACCGAAAACATAAATATACACCAGATACAATTGAACCGGCATTATTGTATGATATCCAGAATTATATTCCGATTTACTCGCGATTCTTCGATATCAATGAAACCAATTATAATGGAATCCAGTTGAATCAAAAGTATTATTTACAAAACATTATTTCACATCCATCGCAGATTATGGAGAGTGGGCGTGACGACCGGGACGACAGGAACGACCAGGACGACCGCGACACGAGTCGCTCTCTAAACCATTTGGAAACAATCATTGCTGACGATAATGGCAACACGAGTAATGTCCCTATATTTGTGAAGTATTCGCCATTGTTGGACCCTATCCGATACCTCTCTGGAAAGTATCAAGTTCAGGAGAATAAGACGCGCACACTTCCTAAATACAATTCTACACCTGACGAATGTGAAGAGAAGATGTTGAATACAAACAATACATCCTATGTTGATGGGTTCTTCTCGTATTTGACAAGCCGCGCACTTCATACACACGGAGTCGTACACGGAGTGGATTATTACGGTAGTTATCTGTGTAAACAACGCGAATTTTCCACGAATGTTTTCGATGACATCGATTATCTAGTCGGGTGCTCTTTTTTCAATAACTATGAAAACGACCTTTTTTCGATTGACTACTCCCAATTCGGCGATGATATCGATGGCGACCTCTCGGATGTCAATATGAATAAGATGATGAAGATTCGCAACAAAATGAAATCAATGATTGGACCAACTGGTCAAGACAGTTATCTACAAACCGACGATGATTATCATAGTATGAAAAACCGTATCAACATATTGGACCATATTTCCGAGTCCGAGTCGGGGATATGCGATGATACGGTAACGATTGAACCTGAACAACCTCTATCCCTTGATGTATCTGTGCTGGATACTGAGAAGGTTGACCGTATTCAAAGCGATACATGCGCAGACGCCCTCGAAGTAGTCGACGTAGTCGTGAATGATGAAACCGATACGATTACGAGTGTTGCAATACACCCCAAAAAACAAACAAGAGACCATGATGAAATGAGTGATAGTGATTCATCACAGTCAAACTCGTCGTATACTACAATGAGTAATGACGATGACCTCAATCCACAGGATTCAATTCAAGTGGATGATACGTCATTTGCAAAAGAAGACGAGGGCAAGGGAGATGGCGATGATAGCGGTAGCGAAACCGGCGGCGACGACTCCGGAAGCGGCAGTGGCGACGACTCAGGAACTGAGACCGGAAGCGACAGCGACAGCGCGAGTTATGACAGCGACGACGAACAAATCATCGTGAAAATCAAAGACTTCCCGATTCAAGCCATCCTCCTTGAAAAATGCGTAAGCACACTTGACCGTATTATGATGACCGATGAACTCACGAAAGAAGAGTGGTCGTCGATTCTATTCCAAATCATTATGACGCTTATCATGTATCAAAAAATGTTCGAGTTCACACATAACGACCTGCATACCAATAATGTAATGTTCGTTGAAACCACCGAGGAGTTCCTTTATTACTTCTACGAAGACCAGTATTATAAGGTCCCCACATACGGCCGTATTTTCAAAATCATCGATTTCGGTCGTGCAATCTACAAATTTCGAGGCGAGCTCATTTGTAGCGACAGTTTCCACCTGAAAGGCGATGCTGCCACGCAATACAACTTCCCACCCTATTATAACCCCGACAAACCAACAGTTGAACCCAATTTCAGTTTCGATTTATGCCGGTTTGCATGCGCGCTCTTCGATTATTTCATCTACGATTTGCGCAAGGTGGAAAAACTGTGCAAATCAGACCCGATTATCAAGTTGGTCGTAAAATGGACAACCGACGACAAGGGGCGCAATGTGCTTTACAAATCGAATGGTGAAGAGAGGTACCCCGATTTCAAACTCTACAAGATGATTTCGCGGTCGGTTCATGGCCATATTCCGTCGAACGAGATTCATAATCCGCTCTTTGATACGTATAAGATAACGCATAAAAAATATAAGAAGCATGCGGCGTTGTCGGCGAAATTCTTGAAAGATGGTCGAAATACGCATATTATTATGAATGTCGACGCGCTCCCTAGTTATTCTGGCGGCGGCTCTGGCTGTTCAGAAACCGCGCCCGTTGTACAGGAAGTCCATTCTTCGCAATGAACTCAATTTGGCGCATCGTCCATCCCATACTGCATCCAGAATGACCGGTTTTCATGTTATCTTGAACCAGTGTAACAATGCGGTCGTCGCCATAACTGAACATGAATCCGCGGTCGGATGGTGGACTGTATTGTGAGAGGTGCTTCCAAACATTTATTTCCTTGTCGCGGACTTCGGGTAATTGACCGACCAGAAGAATTGAGCGCATTCCGTCACGAACCATGTCTTCGGACCATTTGTCGTTGAAATAAGAGAGGTCGCAATGATTGACGGCGTCCAACGTAAGAGGCCAGTATTGTTCTTCATTGGCGGCGGTGGCAGCGGGAGGGCGTTCCATGTGAACGGAAATATGTTCAGGGGCGGCGGTGGCGGCGGCGATAGACATTACACGAATGAATGAATCATGCATCCGATATATCATAAACATAACAGTTCAATTTTATGTTTATGGCGCTAAATATTAGTATTCGGATTATTATTCTACTCGTACAGTTCTCGTTATTTATTTATTGTCATTCTATATAAAATGGCACGTGACACGATTAAAATCGAAGGCGTTACATATGATATAACCGATTTTAAGCATCCTGGCGGCAATATTATTCAGTATGCTAAGAATTCGCCTGATGCAACTGAAATATTTCGCGAGTTTCATCATCGGTCAGCGAAGGCAAGCAAGATTCTTCGGTCATTGCCGGTATACAAGGACAGCGGCGACGGCGACGGCGACGGCGATGACAGCGACGCCGGTGAAGGCAACGAACGTTCGCATATGCTCACGGAGCGCCAGCAAGAAATGACAACGGACTTCCGAGAGATGCGCGCGAACCTCGTCAACCAAGGATGCTTTGAACCTGATTATATCCATGTTTATTTCCGTTTATTAGAACTCGCATTTTACTTTGGTCTAGGAACATGGTTCGCCTCTTATAATATCTACGCATCCATTCTCTCGTTCATCGCATTTAAAACCCGCTGTGGCTGGGTCCAACACGAATGCGGACATCTGAGTTTCACCGGTATCCGCCCACTTGACCGCACAATCCAGACGTTTACCATGGGGTTCGGCGGCGGTGTAAGTTCGTCTGTCTGGAATTCCATGCATCAGAAACATCATGCAACACCACAAAAAATCAAGCACGATATTGATTTAGATACTACACCATTCGTCGCATTTTTTAATCGCGCATTTGAAGAGAATACGAATGGAAAAGCGGCCGCGCGATTTATGAATCGATGGTGGATGCGAATGCAAGCGTGGACATTTTTGCCAGTTGTCAACGGAATATTGGTTCATTTATTCTGGACGTATTATCTTCACCCGAAGAAGGTGTTCGCGCGATTATCTTCCGTGAAAACGAAAACGGCGATAGTAGAAACTGCATTTGAGGCTGTATGTATGTCGGCATCACACATTGTATTACCGTATATATTTTATACGGGTGACGCCACTGGCGATGCAGGGTTCATCTGGTGCTATTTTCTATTGATGGTGACCAATTTCTGGAATTTCATCTACCTTTTCGGGCATTTTTCACTATCGCATACATTTACAGATGTTGTTCCGGAAAACACCCATCTGCTTTGGTTCGAGTACGCATTGGACCATACTGTGAATATTTCGACCAAATCCCCTTTGGTGACATGGATTATGGGATACCTCAATTTTCAGATTGAGCATCATCTGTTTCCTTCGATGCCGCAGTATAAAAATGCGGTTGCAGCACCGTATGTTCGCGCGTTTTGCGAGAAATGGTCGCCGCATCTAAAATATACGGAGCATTCGTATAAGAATGCATGGTGGTTGATGTTGTCCAACTTACATGAGGTTGGAAAGCATTATTATGAACATGGCGTCATCGCAGTGTCGTCACCGTCGCCGTCATCGCCGTCATCGCCGTCATCGCCGCACGACCATCTGGATTAACATCACTTGTCATGCATGATGTCATGACATCGCGCGATTAGAACCCAGGCGTGTCTACAAATACGGCTGGCGCACCACCGCCACCACCGCCACCACCCCCGCCACCAATACCGCCGATATTCTCGAATTGATTCAATACAAACACACCTAATACAGCGGAAATACAAACCATGATAGAATCGCGAACAAGTACTTTTACAGGTTTCTGATTTTCAGGGTCTACGAATCGCATTTCCATGAATTTCAATAAAAAATATACGACGGATACGACAATACCGACGATGACAATCTTAGTAGGGTCAACCATGTATATACTTCTAAATAAACGTATATACATAGAATATCACTTATTTATCATAAATAATACGAAATAACTATGTTTGGAATGCCATCAATACGGGTGGATAACAAAAATACATCACCACGCCACCGATTGCTAAAAACAGGAACGAAAATATAAAAATAAGCAGGTCGATGATGACAATATTATTGTACCACTTTTTCTCTTCTTCGCTTTCTTCGTCGTCAGCCATACTACGATACTACTAATATAACCATCATAAAATACTTGGGTTGGCTAAACCATATGTATTGATTTATTTACGCCAACACTTCAATATCGTCTAATAATGGTGGTGCATTTATGTTTTGTGTATCATTCAATGTATGAATATCAAGTGTGTCTAATTTGATGTCACCGCCGATTTTTAGACGACCATCGTCGCCGTCGCCGTCGTCGTCACCATCGGCGTCATGGGACATATATTCATTTATTCTCTCGCTGGAGTCTGTTTCAAAGGTTCGCACTTGATTTTCACCGAATGATACGCCACTGTTTGCGGCAATCGAATTATTATTGTTGTTGTTATTGTTATTGTTGTTGTTATTGTTATCGGTTGTCATTTCTGAAGCAGAACTACTTCCATTCAACTCGCCGACAAAATCTAGATTATCAATCGGGGTATTGTTCGAGGCTCCGCTGTCGCCGCCGCCGTCGCCGTCGCCCCCGTCTTCGCTAGATACGCGGTCGCGGTCGCGTTCACGGTGTCTACGACGGCGCGTAGATGATTGATGGGTTCGCCGCCTCGCCGAGAGATTGGCGTCCTCTTCCGAGAGAATCGGCTCTTGTTTGATGACCTCCTCGTTCTCAGTGACTTCCACGACATCTTCAATCGTTTCTTCTAAATACATCTTGATTAAGTCTTCCACCGGGATATTGTCGCGGATGGTGTTATAGATGCATTCTTTCACGATGATTTCAAACTCGCGATTGTTACGCTGTGTGTGAAGAGGCGGAATACCTTTCTCAAAAATATAGACGTTCGAGTACAATTTTCGCGCGCTATTGACATAAATCTTGTGGATGAAGTCCGACAGTTGCGGGATTTTAATATCGACCTTCTTCTGTTTACTGCCAACACGCATCACCGTCATGCACTTCAAATGAATAATGTGAACACACGTGATTAAATCTTCTAAATATCCGCAAGTACTGCGCTCCTTGATTCGCGAGGTCTCTTCTTTGATGATATTGGGGTTCCATTTGGGAACTCTCGAGAGAAGGTTCTGGAACGTCATCAAGTATTTGTCTTGTTCCTTATTTCCGACACACAGTTTCACAGATTCATCAAAGATGGACCGGAAGCCTTCCTGCACCAACGGTGTAAGAATATTGACAAGACGAGACGCCCACTCATTCTTGGATTCATAAAGAGAGGTTACAGAATAATCATCCATAGCGTGAGTAATCAGCAGGTATTACATAAATGAAATATTTTCTAAACTCATTTTACAACGAAATACCACGAAATGAAGTAGATACAATATTAAAAGTTTCTCGTTTCTAAACTCTTTCCGTACCTTGTCAAACATAATAAGAAGTTCGTATCGTTTCAGTTCGTTCATGTTTGGATAGGTGTGAATAAAATCGATGATGTCTAAAGCCGCGTAGCCTTGTTCATATAATATCACAGATATATCCAGTATTTTTACGTATTCGTCGACTGTGGGTAGGGTCGCGTCGGTCGCGTCATCCGTGGCATCCTCCATATAACTTGGATGAACCCGAATCAGTTCATGCAATGATGAATCTCTCGACTTTATGATTTTGTATGTATCACAGGCCTGGTCCGCAAAGTATGTATGTAGGTTGACGTGGGAACACGGGGCGGCCTCGAGGTCCTCCACGGCGGCCTCGAGTTGCCTGTGAATGACCGGCGGAGGAATATATATATCACAAAACCGCGAGAGAATCGGCTTGAGTAGACTATCCTTATTCTGCACGACAATAAAAAACCGCGTAGATGAACTGAATAATTCGATACACCTACGTAATGCGGATTGCGCATCTATCGTCAGTTTATCCGCATTCGTCAGTATAACCGACTTGAAAATCGCGCCTTCTTTGAAATCGATATTCGTCTTCGCGAAAAACTTCAATTCTTCGCGAATAAAGCGAATCCCCTTGCCATGTGCGCAATTCGCACGCATGACATAATTTTTGATGGCGGTTTTATCGCCCCCATAGATGGAATGAATAAACTTGTTCAATATGTATGTTTTTCCCGAACCATGAGGCCCGTAAAAAATAATGTTGGGTATTTTCCTGTTACGGATGAAAACACTCAGTTTATTATGGATATTTGTATGAAAATCGGGAAGTGTCATTATTATGTTGTTGGTACTACTACTAATAATAATAATAATAATAATAATAATGACAATTGTGTGTTTAATTCAATTACATGCGTGTGTGCCGTCTAAAAGTTAATCACTTGTTCGTAGGGCGTGACCTTGGAAAGCTTACCTGGCATATTGCTCTTCCCGTCATTTATTTCGCCGCCACCACCTTCTCCACCATCTGTATAATAATAATTCGTGGTGTAATAATAGTTGGTCGGTTTGGCCGCGCCATAAAACGGCGATTCCTCTTCATACCCTTGCCCATTGTACATTCCGAGATAAGCCGTAGCCGCAGGCGACCCGTCTTCATAATAATACGCATTATGTTTCGTTGTCCGTTGATTCGATGCAGGGTCGTTGGGGTCAATCCAGTTTCCAATTCCGCGGATAATATTTCCGGCGGCGTCGCGTATCGTCCCAAATAATCCGGGGCCTTGTTCTTGTCCTCGGCGACCGCGACCATACCCGCGAAAGTTACGAGTAATCCCACGGCGGTAAATATCATTTTCATCCAGACTAGAACTACTTGAATCTCTCGCGATTTCATCATAACTCGACCGTGATGTCGCAAGTAGATTCTTTTCAATTTGGGTTCCATCCGGCAAGTAGGTTGCCCATCGTATTACTTTCAGACAGTCTGCGTCAATGCGGCATGAATCTGACCCAGTCATTCCAGGATTATTGCATTTCCACGGGCATTTGCGCATCAGTAGAATATTATTTCCGTCCGCACTTTTCACGAGATTTCCGCTTGCGTCCATTCGGAATATATTCTGGCAGTTTCCTTCATTGCTCGAGAGATTGGAGGGTTCCACGCATTTACGCACAAATCCATCATCACCATACCGCCAATTTGCGCCGTCATACCATGAATCGGGATGACTCGCAATAAGACGGTTTCGGATCGCAACGGCGACGTCATATTTCAATTTCGCATCCGTTTTCGCGGTTTCTGTCGTTGCTGAACGTAATGTTTTATATGCTTGTTCGTAGTCTTTTTGCGCTCTTATTGCATCATTCATCTGGCGTTTCACATCTGAAATGAGGACGGACGATGCTGCGCTAGTCACGTAGGTGGTTCCATCGCTCGCTGTGCCGGAGGAGGTAGGCGAACCGGCGGTGGAAGTCCCCCCTTTGGATGCGATGACCGGAGATGTATATTCACCAGCATCTAAAAAGTTATCGCTTGTAAAGGAAAAGGAAGCACTGGCAGCTGACACGGTGGCCGCCAAAAATGTCCGTATTTTGTTTCCGTTCGAGCTTGAATTTACCGGTGTATCTTGTGTACGAAGACCGGAAATAATTAATGTGGCCAACGTATTTGCAGCAATGGTACTTGAACTACGCATTGTAAATGTCGCATAAGATGTTGAACCTGGAACCGTTGTAAATACTGCCTCACCATCTGAGGCGGTTATACTCCCTTGTTTAATTTGAACACTAATCTCACTAGTTAGTTTTGATACATTCGGTAGTTGTATCATAATCATATCCCCCGTTTTAAACGGGTTTGTTAACATAAAATCCATCTTAAATACGGTTTCAGACCCGGTAGTGGATGCGGTATTCGAAATTTGATTGTCTACCAATTGCGCTGGCGCGGTTGTGATTTTACGACAGTCCTTGTAAATTGCTAGAAGGTCATACGATTTGTCCGGAAATATTTTAACGATTTTGGTTGCGTCGGTTGCGTGATACATGTTCACGGCCACCAATTTCTCGGAACCAGACGCTTGAACGTTGCTTTCTAACATAACAAATACACTACCTCCTGGTGTAAATGTTGCAGGACTCGCGGCGCGGGTTGGTGTTTTAATACCCGACAATTCCAATGCGTATTTCCCGGTCAAAACATCTGTCGCCGTTTGTTGTGGAGTATATATTATCTCAAGATTGGCGCCATTCACTGTAGCAGCAATACCTGTTACTGAACCAGATGCCGGCGCTGTAAGTATTTCAATCGCAGTATTGGATGAAAACGGTCGCATAGAGATACTGAGACCATTTGTGTTGGTGTTGGCCGCATAGACGGTAGGTATTGTTATTTTAATTGTCTTTGCAGGCGTTTGTCCTCCTTTGAGATTACCGGAACCCGTTGTTGTAAAAACAAACGAATACTTCATCGTAATGGGGTTCTCCGTAGTACTCTGAACGAACTCGCATCGATTCAATATCAATTCGCCGAGAGACGCACTTCCAGGTTGAGTCGCATCATATGTTAATGTCATTGGACTCGTTTGTGGCGGTGGCACAGCAAAACCTTCAATCACTCCCGTCCCATATCCCTCCGATGGCGCCATCCAAGACCCAAATCCACCATTACGATAGGTTCGAGATACCCATACACTTACCAATAATACTACCACCAGCAAGAATATAACTGTATATTTATCTTGAAACAGCTCCAAAAGTTTCATTAGGAGGTAAAACAACTATCGTGTATAATGCTTATATTATATACGATAAAATAAATCTCTCGGGTTTAGTTTAGATTAGTATGTCTGAAGACTATGTGTATACGGATTCTGTCTAAATGCGTTCAGTATATCCGGCTGGATTCTCTCGTTCAGTTTCCCTTCATCGTAACTCTGCGGCATCGTCATCTTGCCATAAATATCGATACTGGGGATGGACGACGGCGCATTGGTCATCGCCATTGTCCGGTTATTCACGCGGTCGGCATCCAGGCGGTCAATTTGCACATTCGTATTCGAATTAAAGAGCGACATGGACCCATGATTGGTAATGTTTTTATACGTCTTATTCACGTTATTGCGCTGGTTATAGGCTGCATTATAGAGTCCATTCCCCATACGTGTTGCGCCACCACCCGCCGCCCCTAAATAATCGGTGCTCGTCGTCGCGCGTTCCGTATCCACCGGCGTATTCTGAGAGATTAAATAACCAGCCGCCGCCTGGCGCTCTACATTGAGATGGTCAAACCCAACCAATCCTACAGTGGTTTCCTTAATCGTGGTAGGTGCGCGGTCTGCCGGATTGAATGTCGCGGTAACGGCCGCAGGCACTGGCATACGCGCATTCTCGTACATTCGCGCATTACCGACCACATTCTCTTTGCGCGACGGTTTGAGGACATCGAGTAGGGGTGCGATAACCGCCTTAAGTGCGCCATGGATACCTCCCATTTCATTTGGGCGAACAGTTGTCCGATTATTATGGGTCAACTTATAACTCATCCGGCCAAAATCGGCTTCTGTCGCCACATTTTTCTCAGCAGCGTAAGGGTTGATAATCGGTTTGCCGTCGTAGATTTGACGGCGCGTGTCTTCGAAATTTTTCGGCGCGTACATTGCGGCGCCACCATCCGCGGGCGCAGTTGCACCGAAATACTCCGTCGTCGTGGTCTGGCGATTACTTTCGCGGTCCATTTCAATCGCGCGCTGCGTCTCTCCCTTCTCCGCACCCGTCGTCGTGAACCAACGGTCCGGCGTATTCACGAAGAATGTATCCGGCAGATGTTTCTCCATTCGACCTAAAGTTGCCGTGGTCGGCGCATTTTGGACGTAATGTGCGGCCGGTCCTTGGTGTCCTTCGAGAGAATACGTGAGTTTCGGGTTGGTCTTCACACGCAATTCATCGACACCGCGGTCAATCCATTTCTCTCGCGCTTCCATTCCAGAATTGTATCCGAGAGAACCTTGTGCGCCATAACCTTGGTCTAATCCCGGTCCCACGCGCACCTCTTCCCACGGTTTCACATTTGAAATCTTCATGCTTGGAAGGACGCGTGATTGATAAAAGTCGTTCTGATTCGGCATACCGCTGGGATGATGCATATTGTCCTGTGGGCGAAACAGGGGGGCCTGCTCCGTCTTCGAGAAGAATTGAGAACCGCCGCCCACTTTATTATCGAGGACATTTTCGTGCATGTTGGCGCCAGCTGCTATTCCGCGGACCTTTGCGCCATAATACGGTGCCATATTGTTGTGCGTAAATGATTTCGGGTCGATTTTAGTTCCCATCAATGAAGTGAAACCGTCCTTACTATAATTGTCGCCGAATTGCGTGTCTAATCCCTCAGTATCGCCATAGGGTGTGGATGGAACATTGATAGGTCCACCCCCACCCGCGACGGATGTACTCGGTGTGATGAAATCGTTCTTGTCATTTGTATTGTCGCGACTGCGTTCAGCAATCCCGCGCAAAATGCCTACACCACCGACAGCCCCCGCCACACCTGCCGACATTTTATCGAAATCGACGTCCCGTGCGTAATACCGGTCGGTCGCAGTATTTGGGTTGTTATATTCATTTACATTTGAACCTGTATCTGGTCGAATGATTGGATAATTTGTAGTCGGAATATTGGTATTCGGTAAACGCCTCGAACCGCCAAACCCTTCTCTTGTTCCAGACCCGCCCCCACTATTGCTGTTTCGATTTGAAGCAATATATGCGGCGCCGAGACTTCCTAATATTAATGCGATTTCGGCCATTCAAATATAATAATATACTATATTATCGTACTATAATATTATATGATTACGAAAACAGTGCCGTTTCTCCGCTAAACTGGCGCATATCACCGACATTCTGTACATTCGTTCCATCCTGCGGTGCAAACCCTTCGCCTAAACCGCGCTCATTGGTTCGTTTCCCACAAGCCATTCCTTCTAATTGCGCAGTCCTTGTAAAAGTGTCTGGATTCGCGTGATTCGGATGAACCGCGAAATAGGTATCATCGGATAATCCAGGCACAGTTTGTTGGGGAATAAACCGGTCCTTTTCGATAATACGGGTATTCAGATTATTAAAAAAAGGGAGGAACACGTTTTCTTGCGGGTCAAAGTGGAGCATTTTCCAGTTGTCTTGTTCGACGTCGCGTAACATCCACGCGGGATGGGTTGCGCGAGTTTGTTCTACGGCACTTCCGCCACGTGTAGGGCATCGTATAAGTTCGTTTGTGCGTGTGGCAGTCGATGCGCGTGAATCATGATGATAATTATCGGCCGAATCGCGGTTCAATTTTCTAGATAACCCGAAGAGTTCAGCCTCAATATCTACGGTGTTGGTCATAATATTACCGGCCCACATTTGGGGGCGAATGTAGGGGTCTTCCATATAAAGCGGTTTATCACCTGGACCAGGAACATTCAGACGGTATCGCCCAACATCCGTAGATTGTTGCAGTTCCTTTTTGATGCGGTCGGGGTCGTCGTGGAATCGCGTAAATGACATAATGGAATGGAATATGGAATGAAATGGAATACGGAATACGGAATATGGAATACGGAATATGGAATGCTATTATATCGTGGTAAAATAAAAAGAGACCTAAAAACAACGATATAATTATGTATATATTCAAATGTTCATAACTGAAGTAACTGACGCCGATGACGCCGCTACCGTCGCCACGTCGCATCAGTCAACATTTCATGAATTGCAAATCCCGCGTAAAAGCACTAAATCTTATACAATTTGTTTGAATATGATTGTCAAGAATGAATCCCATATTATTGTGAAAACGCTTGAGAATCTGTGTTCCTATGTCGATTTCGACGCGTATTTCATATCAGATACAGGTTCAACTGACAACACCATGGAATTGATTCGGGATTTTTTCAAGAAGCGGGGTATTCCCGGTCATATCGAACAGGTATCATGGCGCGACTTTGGGTTCAATCGTACCCTCGCCCTTCAAATGGCGTTTAATAAAACCGATTATCTCTTTATATTCGACGCGGATGATTCTATCAACGGACAATTTCGTATGCCGCGCGATCTGACACATGATGCGTATCAGTTGAAATTGGGGCAATCATTCGTATATCTGCGAACATTAATCGTGAATAACCGAAAACGGTGGCGATTCGTAGGTGTGCTCCATGAGTATATCGCCTGTGTCGATAAGGAAGAGAGTTCAATGGCAATCCAAGGCGATTATTATGTAGACTCTGGTCGAAGTGGTAGTCGCAATAAAGACCCCAATAAGTACATCAATGATGCCGCCGTATTAGAGCGCGGGTTTCATGAGGAAATGGGGAACGGTGGCGACCGCGCACTTGCCGAGAGATATGCGTTCTATTGTGCGCAGAGTTGGATGGATGCAGGCCCGGCGTATATTGACAAGGCGATTGAATGGTATCATCGTGTTCTCAACCAAAACAATTGGGCGCAGGAGAAGTATTATAGCGCGCTTTGTCTCGGCGATTTATACAATAAGAAAGGGGACAAATACAATGCTGTTAAATATTACTGTAAAACCATGGAATACGATGAAGAGCGTATTGAGGGGGTCGCATCGGTGATGGAAATATTACGCGCGGATGGAAACCACGTGATGGTAAATGCACTGTACCACAAATACAAGAATTATAACAAGTTTCCGCAGAATAAACTCTTTTTGTCGACGGATAAATACCACGACGTCATCGAATACAATAACTCGATATCTGCATTCTATATTTCGGATAAACGTAGTGGTTACGAATGCTGCAAAACGATTCTTCGGCATAATATCGTCGTCTATCATTTCTTGACATCGACCTATAGCAATCTCATGTTTTATCGGCAGTTTTTCGAGGAAGACACATTCGCCGAGGTTCTCCGACTGTTTTATACGGCGGACCACTATCTCGCGATTGTCGCTGCTAAAAATGACAGTTACAGTGATGACGACTTCACGACATGGAACAAACTTTTCGAGAGAGTGAGACCTGCATTGGTAACGCCGTGCGAGTTATTGAAGATAACCGGGAATGACGACTCGGAGTTTCATTTATCGCGGCCAATCCACGCATTGCCTTACTTGGAGAAGAATATACCGGCGCAAAACCCATCGATTGTAATCATCAACCGTAACCCTAAAAAATCGCCGCGTGTTATTATTACATTCACTACATGCAAACGGTTCGATTTATTTCAGCAAACCGTGAACTCTATCTTGAATATGTGGAATGACGTCAACATGATAGATTATTGGTTTTGCGTCGATGATAATTCGAGCGAGGACGACCGCGATAAAATGCGCGCGGCATACCCTTGGATGGATTATTATATGAAAACACCCGATGAGAAGGGGCATCGTCCCAGTATGAAAATCATATGGGAAAAACTGAACGAACTGCGACCGGAATATTGGATTCATATGGAGGATGATTTTCTGTTTCATACTCCGGGGAGTTATGTTCATAAAGCGATGCAGATGATGGTAGATTCGCGCAACTCTGGGTATAATGTCCGGCAAATACTGTATAATCGGAATTATGCGGAGACTATCCGGGATTACAAGATACAAGGTCATAAAATCTTACGGCGGGTTGCACACGAAGTGGCGCTTCATCAGTACAAAGTCGGCGGGGATTTCAGTTATGGAAATTGTCATTATTGGCCACATTATAGTTTTCGCCCTTCGTTGATTGACGTCGCCGCCATTCTTACTGTGGGGAATTATGATACTCCCAACCAGTTCTTTGAAATGGATTATGCGCACCGGTGGATGCAGATGGGATTTGTCTCTGGATTTTACAATAACATCACGAATCGACACATTGGTCGTTTGACCTCCGAGAGAAATGACCAGACACAGCCAAATGCGTACGAATTGAATCATGAGAGTCAGTTTACGGCACCAGTGGATGCGGCGGCGGCGGCGGCGGCGTTGGATGCAGGCACGGTCACCGCGGTCGGGGTCATTGCACCCCCTACCCCGCCACCCATCAAAAAACGATACTATTCCACGATTCCGTTCGATGATGGTCTTGGTGCACAGTTTCAGCGATTTGTATGGACATGTATTTACGCAGAAGAATGCGAGGAGGCGACATTTATATACCGTTCACCTGCCAAGATGGCGCACAATTATGCAGATGAACCCAATTACATTGAAAAACTGGAGACGTTGATGAATATGAAACCGCACTATTTGAATTATAAAGACGCGGTTCAAGACAAAACAATCGGGCATATTCTTACACCCGACTTTTACGATATATTTAATTATGTCGAGAGAAATATCGATACATGCATGAAGAGTAAAAGCATGGAGCGAATCAAGGGGTATTACTGGCAAAATAAAGACCGTGAGAGCATAAGAAGACGATTGTTTCGTAGTTCGGACGGCGACGGCGGCTACACGCATCATCTGGCCGCGCATATCCGACGCCCGAATTGTGATGACACCCGCCCAAATGGTGGTGAAGAGTATGACAACCAGTATTATATCAATTCGTTATTGTTGATTCGAGAGAAATACATGAACGACGGCGAGAATGACCATCATAACAAGAATAAGAATCGCATCCAGTTTCATATCTACTCACAGGGGTCGGATGAAAAGTTTGCCGACATTTCGGGCCACGAGGTACTTGGTCCTGATGTGAAATTGCATATCAATGAAGACAATGAAGATACGTATCTCGGAATGACGGTGGCCGATATACTTGTTACATCCGCGAGTTCATATAGTTATAGTGCGGCATTCTTCTGTCAGGGTGATATTTATTATACTGATTTTTGGCATAAACCATGTAGCTGGTGGAATAAACTGCCAAAATCGGAGTGAATGGGGTAAATGCCATCGTTTTTATTCTAATATAATAACAGTAGATACGACGAACCAATGAAGAAGATATCGAGGCGTAGAAATGATTCTAAAGACAAAGACAAAGACAAAGACAAAGACAAACACACCGATATGGGTGCCGATATGGGTGCCGATGTAGGTAGCGACGATAACGAACCCTACGGAGATTCCAAATTTTTAGCTGTCCGCGATTCTACCATCAAAAATCTTCGGTCAAGTGAAAAAGACACCAAGCATAAAATCATCGAGAAAATGCTTACATTACAACACAATATGAAATATAATCGGCATCTATTATCGGTATACATGAAGGCGAAAGAGTTATTCGATAAAATGGTAGAAGAGCATCGGATGCAAATACATTCTTTAGAGGAAATCTATCACCATTTGAATGACCTTATCCGTGAAAATCTCTCGGCGAAACGAATCAAAAGCAAGAAAGATGCAGCCGGTGTGACATCATCCACGATGACGGAGTTGATGAAGGACAAGAAACGAATCGGTGCATTACTTAAAAAGATGAGAGACAGTTATGAGAAATTAATGAATGTTGATACAGTGATTGGGGTAACGATACAACAAATAAATGAAATAACATTCATGGACGATGAAGACGGTGAACGTGGCGAAGGTAACGATACCGACGGTCAGGATGAGGATGAGACCGAAGGTGACGATACCGACGGTCAGGAGGAGGATGAGACCGAAGGTGACGATACCGAAGACGACGATACCGAAGGTGCCGAAGGTGAAGACGACGATACCGAAGACGACGACGCCGAAGGTACCGAAGGTGAAGACGGTGACGAAGACGACGAAGACGATGACGAGGAGGAGGACGAAGACGATGACGAGGAGGAGACCGAGGAGGATTACGAAGACGAAGACGACGATACCGAAGACGACGAAGGTGCCGAAGGTGCCGAAGGTGCCGAAGACGACGAAGGTGCCGACGATGCCGAAGACGACGAAGACGACGCGGATGGCGAATTGGAGGAGGAGGAAGACGACGACGACGACGAAGACGACGAAGAGACCGAGGAGGACGAAGACGACGATACCGAAGACGACGATACCGAAGACGACGACCGACAATCCAAGGACAATAAGTTCATTAGTGTATTTTAGGGTATTCACGTTTCATAAGATAGGTATATAACTGCGTGGAACGTGCATATCGTCGATTCACAAGCCATTTTCGGACCAATCGTTGAAAGATACGCAACCAAAATGTTTTGTATATCGCGACCATTTCATTTCCGGGAACCAATACATGTGTCTCGATAATTTCAATCGTAGCACAATAACGGGTAGCCATGTACAATGCAGTATAATATAATGTGCTGAAACTAGATTCAATCGTAATCAAACAAATGTAGTGGTCTTTTATATTCGGACTGCTTGTATTGGGGTCAAATCCGTGTATTTCTTGATTGAACCTTTGACACAATCCTAGCTCGTAGCGCGAGAATTGTACCATTTACGACATACGATTTTACAAGTACGTATTATATATTTTCAATTTTATTATATTCTTAAAATATATATTATTGTTATTCGAAAGTATTATAATGTTGCCGAATTTGAGTCGGTTGGTATATACTCCATTTTTCCAGAATAAAATTGTTTTATATGGCAGTTTGATTCTGGTATTGTTGAGTATTCTGCGTTACTTATCGAATCGTAACATGAATGCAATCATTCTGATGGCACTTATTGGTTTAATTACGTCATACTTTAGTAAAAACATGATTATCATACTTATCACTGCGTTTGCATCGGTGTTTGTATTGGAAATGATGGGTTCGCCAGGCGTCACTGAAGGTCTCACTACAAAGGAAGGCGCCAAGAACGAGGGTGATACTCCAGAAGAAGACACGACAGAAGGTGCCCGCAATAAGAGAACGAAGAAGAAGAAAGTCCCTCCACCTTCGGATGATGACGATGACGTGGAGGGTAATACCGGTATGGACACAGCCGATGATGACACGAAGAAGAAGAATAAGCAAGGAATGTCTTCATTGTCACCTGCAAATTATGACGGAAAAAAAGACGACAATGAAAAGGCGGGCGTTAAAAATGGAAACCGAATTGATTATGCGTCCACACTAGAACAAGCCTATGATAATATTGAGAATATCATCGGGGAAGATGGTGTGCGCGGATTAACGGATCAGACGAAATCTCTCATGCACCAACAGAAAGAATTGATGAACAACATGAAGGAGATGGGACCGTTATTGAAATCCGCGGAGAGTTTCATGTCACAAATTACCGGAAGTGGTGGTATCCAGGGCATTACGAATATGCTCCAGGGATTCGCTACTCCGGGAGGCGCCAAGAAGAATACCAAGAAGTAATACAAAAAATAAATAACGACCTATAATAATACTAACCCTAACGCGTTTAGCATTATTACTATTACTATTATTATAAATGGTGAAACGATGCCCACCGGGTGTGTTTTGTTTTGAAAATGTGACACTTGTTATTATCGCGGTGATTGTCATTGGGGTTGGGATTTATGCGCATTCTCGGTTTTTTGGCCCGCCATATGGCCATCACGGCGGGCACCGCCATCACGGTGGACCAGTATTACTGGAATCAACTGACCCTTTGGCAAACTCATTAGATTTCGGGATTGGTGGTCCATCATCCAGCCAGGATGTTTTATTGAATCCATATGTTCCGCCTTTGCGTGATAATTCAGTAGGTGCAACACGCCCGATATATGATATACGTGGCGGCGTAGAGACAATACATTATGGTGAACATGGGGGGTACAGCGGTGGCGGTGGTGGCGGTGGCGGTGGCGGTGGCGGTGGCGGTGGCGGTGTGCGCGTCAATGTCCCCACTCGGTCAGTAGATACGACATATCGTCAAGTTGGTATTCTTACTCGTAGTGGCGGGCAGCAAGAAACGATACTTCCGCTTATCGGGCGTCCACTCTTCACCAACCGCGACAAATGGCAGTTTTACACCTTGAGCGATAAAAACAATGCGATTAAATTGCCGGTTATCATCAACGGAAAGAGCGGAACTGGTGAATACGGGTGCAATAATGTAAGCACTGGTGACATGGTGTATGTCGAAGGATACAATGACGCATTCCGCGTTACTGCGTATGATAGCGCATCGCTTCGATATTTGCCGTTTTGATATTATTATTTATACCGAATCGTACTGGATAATACCGGTATAAATAATACGATGTTCATGTTATAGGAGCCTTAAGTAATTCCTCTAGCATTACTGTATCGCTTTTGTCTTTCTCCAAATCGGTGGTAGAAATCGACATATTCTTTGAAGCAGTTTGGAAACTCTCTTCTGATTCTGTATTTTTCATCTTTATATTATCTTTATCTTTAAAATATTCGTATGCCTCTTCGAATCGTTCCCATACAATTGCATATACATAAAATAATTTAACTATTATTGGTAGTAGTTTTTTCTCTTCCTTGGATTTAATTATATTCGATATCATAAGTTTACCTGTTATTTTATCCGGATAATCTGCAATGACTTTATAATCTGGGTAATCTTTGAGTTCGTTGATTTGTATTTTTAGTTCATTGAGTTTAGCTATGCCTTCGGGGTCGTAAATATACTTATTTTGGTTATTCGCAGATTTCGATGCAAGTGAATTATCAAGTACTTCCTTGAATAATGTAACTATCTTCGTTAATTTTAGGTTGAAATATTTTTTAAGATATACTATCTGTCCGATTTTAGATTCTCCTATTGTAGATGTTTTACCACCACCTCTGTAAAGTTGATTGATTGCGTTCACCTCTTCCTGTGTCGGAATTGGTTCTTTGGGTATCTCATTCATGGTCATCAAAGGTGGTGGTTTCGCTGCCGCTGCTGCCGCCGCTGCTGCCGATGCTGCCGCTGCCGCTGCTGCCGCTGCCGCTGCCGCTGCTGATGTTCCTGACGGCTTCTTCTTACCTTTAGGTTTTTTAGCTTTCGCTTGGTCGGCTTTTTCCTGGGCGGCTTTATCCTGGGCGGCTTTCGCTTGGTCGGCTTTCGCTTGGTCGGCTTTCGCTTGGTCGGCTTTCGCTTGGTCGGCTTTCGCTTGGTCGGCTTTCGCTTCGTCGGCTTTCGCTTCGTCGGCTTTCGCTTCGTCGGCTTTCGCTTCGTCGGCTTTCGCTTCGTCGGCTTTCGCTTCGTCGGCTTTCGCCGTCGCCGCAGCTTTCGCATCAGCGCCTTCGTCTTCTTTTGGTTTATTCGTATCATTGATTTTATTCAGTTGGTCACCAAATCCATCAATATTGACATCACTTCCCAATTTTTCAGTTGTAACAATATCACCATTTGCAAGAGTAGTAATGTATTTTTCTACCTTCACAGATTTATTTGTATTAAACGCAACACAAGCACCATCTGCACCACCGGGCCCATGACCCAATAATGTAAGCAACATAACAAAGTTATCCTTCACAAGCTTCGGAATTTCCTCGTCTTTTTGTTCGAAGAACGACATCAACTGCGTGAATCCATACTTTCTTTGTTCGCCTGGAATCATATAATTAAATCCAAATACAGATTCTTTGAAATCATCGAATCCATCATTCTTGGCGAATTCGGGATTGTTCAGTAAATCAATCAATAGTTTAAATATACCATTTGCATCTGTTTTTGTCATTTCATCTTCATCTTCTAGATTCATGCGAACCACTTCGAGAGATTTACGTAATGTCTGAATCGCCGTGATTTTAGTTTCTTTCTTGATATTGAACACGTAACTATTCGAGTCATCTGCAGCGCGCTTTTTCTTTTTCTTATCACCGCCACTGCCTGAACTTTCAGCCATCGATTTTTTCAAAGCATCATTTGATAATGGAATAATCTGAAGTCTGAACTCATTACTTTCAATCGCATCACCTCCCAATGTATCAACATCTATCATGCTATCAATCGACGATGGTTCGCCTCCTTCAGTTAACTTATACAGACGGTCAGAATCCGTCACTACATACGATTTTTCGTTTGGAGTACCTTTTCCGGAAATTAACTTTATCGCATTCTCTTTTGATTTCGGGTCAAATGTTACTTTTTCACCAGTGAAAATAACTGTTTCTGTATTTTCTGTTTTGGAACTTATAGATTCACCATCCGCGACACCAATTTCACTTCCCGGGCTGAAGTATAATTTTTGCTTATCACCACCTTTTTTGTATATGTCATCGGTAACATATATACCGTACAATATACGATTCACTTCAAAGATAGTACTATCGCGTTTGTTCAATGGCTTACCCTTTACATCCAATTCTACATAATATGGAAGAGCCTTATCTACTAAAAATTTGAGAAGGTCTTTACTCTTTGCTGAACCGTTGAAATCAAATGTCTCACTATGAATCGATATATCACCTAAAATTTCCGGTCCTAAATTAAAACTGACTGCTTTTTTCTTGTCGTCACCGCCATCAGCACCCTCAGCGCCCTTTTCGCCGGTTGTGTCCTCTGCACTCTGAGCGCCCTTTTCGCCTGTTGTGTCCTCTGCGCTCTCAGCACTCTTAGTACCCTTGGCACCCTTTTCGACGGTTGTGTTCTCAGTGCCAGCATCGTCCTTTTCGTCTTTAGAAGCGGAAGTGCTAACAACTGATGCACTTGCAACAGCAGCCGCAGCAGCCGCAGCAGCCGCAGCAGAAGCAGCAGCAGCATCAGGAGCCGTAGCAGCAGCATCAGGAGCCGTAGCATCAGCAGCAGGAGCCGTAGCATCAGCAGCAGGAGCCGTAGCATCAGCAGCAGGAGCCGTAGCATCAGCAGCAGGAGTAGTCTCAGCACCAGGAGCAGGGTCAGCAGCAGCAGGAGCAGCAGGAGCAGGAGCAGCAGCAGCCTTGGCGTCAGCCGCAGCCTTGGCGTCAGCCGCAGCCTTGGCGTCAGCCGCAGCCTTGGCGTCAGCAGCAGCCTTGGCGTCAGCAGCAGCCTTGGCGTCAGCAGCAGCCTTGGCGTCAGCCTCAGCGTCACCACCCGTCATGTTCTTCATTCGTCGCTGCTTCCTCCTCAACCGTCGCATACTCAGGTATTTGTCCTTTAAATACTCCAACACCTGTAGAGGAATATACTTCTTTAAGGTCTTATTGAATACGTTTTTACGTTTTACAATCATATCAGGCGGACTTCGTCTAAATGTGGCAACCCTCCGCCGGTTTGAATTTCGTCCCTTTTTCCATTTTCGCACACTTTGATGCACCTGTTTTCGTATCTTTCGTATCTTATTTCGTGTAAGTTTCATACGATTTCCATATACATAAATTATATAATATTATATATAGAAATACAACGACGCGTAAGAATATATACAAGGAATACAAGACAAAATAATACACTAGAATGGCATCAAAACGAAAATCAGGGCGTGATGCGCCGGTGGATATAACATCCGATGTCATGCGTCAAGAAGACCGGTCGTGTTCATCCACATGTAGTTTCTCGTATCAGTACAACACAAGTACGTGCAATGTCTTTCACAACGGTTCTCATTTAAACATTCCGTATGACAGTGGCAGCGGCGGATTGTATCCAGCCAAATACAATGGGGTTGACTATAAAGTCGACCATATCCATATTTACCAACCATCCTTACATCGCTATGACGGAGCATTGGCCGACGCAGAAATTCTCGCCTATCATTCGAGTGCGGATGGACGTAACTTAATCGTATCCATCCCAATAAATGTAGGCAATGGTGCCGGAAAACAAAGCTCCGATATTATGAACACGATTCTTCAGAATCTGCCAAATCGTTCAAGCAGTGGCGGAAAGTATGTATCCGACGTCAATAATTTCAATTTAGGAAACCTTATTCCGAAGGAGGGATTCTTCACCTATGTTGGCCGGCATTTACTACCCCAGCACACGGGCGTCTATAATTACATCGTTTATCATAAGAAAGACGCCATTCTCGTGTTTCGCGATTCGATTGCTAGTCTCACCGACAGAAATCGTAACACTTCAATCACCCAAACGACCCCAATCAATGAGGCGCGCATGCCGAAGAATATGTATTACTACAATAAACGTGGTGCGAATAATGCCAAGGGGTCCGGTGATATTTATATCAAATGCAACCCAACCGGCGAAGATGGGACGATATTGTATCAACAAGCCACCAATAATGGCGAACTCGGCAGTTTGGCGGAACTCGATATGTCCAAGTTTGGATTAAGTTGGGAAGCCATACTGGAAAACGATATATTTCGCACATTAATCGGAACAATGTTTGGTTTACTCGTCGCCGGAATATTATTTTATATGTTCCGCTTCATATTTAACCGAATTGGGAATAAAGTGAGTTCATCTGGTGTAGTCGTGGGTCAGCGTGGAGGCGGCGGCGGCCATGCGTGAAGCACATGGGTACGGATAAACGTGTAGTGTAGTGTAGTGTATCGCAAACGATATATGTATTGTTTGAGATACGCAGCGATGGACGGCGGCGGCAGCGTCGCGCGAGTATTAGATAACTCCGTCATAATCCGGTTCACATGCGCCATGAAGTGGCCCAAGAACAGGTTGGAATGAACCACCATCCGATAAGCCGACGTCATTATTGGGCGAAATCGGGACCAAATTGTCGACCAGCTCTTCCTCGAGAGTCTTCACGGGCGCAGGGTTGAGCGCGGTCATGACCTCGTGCTTCTTTTGCTCGGTAGGCGAGAATGTCTCGATGCCGTAGACACCGGTTGCTCGACTCGAACGGCGAATAAATTCATAAGCTGCCAAGAATCCTAAAATACCGACAACAGGGTTTGTGCTTAAGAAGAGAGTGATTGCGAGTATAATAACCACGACTTGCCCCATCGTACTTTCAGCATACTGCGCGAGTGCAGGAGGAACCGATGGCGTGAAAACGATATACAATATCAAAAGGACGAAAATCACCATTTCGTGTTGCTTTTCTTGACGCATTAATGTGTTGAAGGTATCCATGAGAATGAATATTGTCTATATATAAACCAAATAGAATGTTATTACTATTATACTATATATTATTCTAAAACTAACCTTCCAATACAATTGAAATCTCTCGGAGTGTTTATTTTGAACCTACAATAACCGACCGCTTATCCATCCATCCATCCATCCATGGCAACAACGAGTGCCTCCGCTGCCCCCGCCGCCCCCTCGTCGTACTATGGCCCGCGTGGATATACGCTTCTGAAAGAATGCATGGAGGCCGAAGATTTAAAGTTGTTGAGAGATGAACTCACCGTCGGCGCATATGTTCCTAAAGCACCCGTTCAACCTCCTAAATTCCCGATTTATCGCGAATGTTCTAAAAAGATATATATTCCGCGGTATTATGGAACCAAAATATACGGCATCCCCGAAGAATCGCGGATACCTCCAGGTGTCCCTGTATCCGAATCTCTCGTATTCTCCGGCGAAATGCGTGAATATCAGAACGTCATCGTTGACAAATACATCCACCAAGTTACTAAACCCGAAAACGCGGGGATGGGAGGCGGCGGGCTACTCGATGTTGACCCAGGCAAAGGAAAAACAGTCATGGCGCTTAATATTATATCACGCCTTCGGATGAAAACGCTCGTCGTCGTTCATAAAAGCTTCCTTTTGAATCAGTGGATCGAGAGAATTCAACAGTTTCTGCCTGCCGCGCGCGTTGGTATGATACAAGGCCAGATACTCGACATCGACGATAAAGACATTGTCATCGGGATGCTCCAATCTCTCTCCATGAAGGAGTATCCGAGAGATTTGTTCGACTCCTTTGGCCTCACCGTATACGATGAATGCCATCATATGTCGGCGGAGGTATTCTGTCGGTGCATGATGAAAATCGTCACGAAATATACACTCGGTCTCTCGGGAACAATGGTGCGCAAAGATGGACTGACAAAAGTATTCAAACACTTCTTAGGCGACGTTGTTCATAAAGAGAAGAATGATACGACGTCACACGCGGTCATTGTGAAAGGGATTCAGTATAAAGTGGATGACCCCGAATTTAATGAAACCGAATATGATTACCGCGGCAACCCGAAATTCAGTACAATGATTTCGAAAGTGTGCAATTATAATCGGCGGAGTGAGTTCATTCTCGATGTTCTTCAGAAAGAACTCGCGACAAACCCGGACCAACAAGTCATGATACTCGCACATAATCGGTCACTCCTCGAATACTTTCACGACGCGATTGAACATCGGAAAATTGCGACAGTTGGCTACTATGTGGGTGGAATGAAGGAGGCCGCGCTGAAATTGAGTGAAAGCAAGAAGGTGATTATTGCGACATACGCAATGGCGTCAGAGGGTTTGGATATCAAGACACTCACGACGCTTATTATGGCCTCACCCAAAACGGATGTATGTCAATCTGTTGGACGTATCCTCCGCGTCAAACATGCATCCCCGCTCGTGATTGATATCATTGACCCGCAGGATGTATTTCGCAGCCAGTGGTTGAAACGACAGACGTATTACATCAAACAACGTTACCGTATTATTATGACAGACACGGAAGGATATTATAAAAACAATTGGGTCGTGAAGTATACGCCGCCGGCACCTAAAGCAGCTACAAATCGAGACGTTCGAGAGATTGATTTCACGGATGCAGATATTATTGAAATCGACGAGGAAACGGGCGTTCTCTCGGTGACGACAGAGACAAGCGCAAAAAACAAAATGAAATCAACCATTCCTAAAACAAATGGGAAATGCTTGATTCGATTAGAAGAATAAGACGAATACTACATAAGTCATGAATTATACGACTGGATGGCAACTATTGTACGCGGAATAAGGAGCAGGATTAGCTAACGCGGATGAATATTTGTCGATTCCGGTACCAGGACCGGCGATAGAATATGCGGCATTTGCAAACCCGCTCCCACCGCCGTTGCCGCCGCGCTGCTTGACTCGACGAGTCCTGGACTTGGAATGACAAATGCAGTGACAATTTTTAACGTGGCATTTACGACTACGACGACGATGACGAGACCCGCCAAATAGAATACAACTGCACTTCTTACCAGGGCGTATGAATTTACGTCGACTGCTACTGCGACCATGACCGCGACCACGACCACGACCACGACCACGACGTCTACTACCACCGCCAGATGTAACAGAATTGTGTCCAACGGTTACAGGGGCATATGAACCACGCGCATATGTATCTTCTGGACGTCCACCATCGAAGGAATGATACTGACTCATGCCACCTCCACCTTGAACGAATGCGCGACCACCTTGACCAGGATACATATTTCCGGAACTTCCTCCCGTAATAGGAACCTCTTTACTAGATAACGCGATACCTGAATTATGTTCGGCTAGAGGATTTGAACGCAAATATTCGGATGATGACATTATGATATACTATACGGATATTATAATGGTATGCAATGGTATGCAATGGAATGAAATGGAATGAAATGCGCGAGCGGTAGCGTGGCGGGAATGCGCGAGCGGGCACTCTACGACCGATAATTCTTGTTGGAACGCCTGCGGCAAAATGTGCGCTTGGTTCCACGAGCATACTTGCAGGTAGTGCGAAGTTTGCGACTGTTGCATTTCTTCTGGCTTTTTGAACGGCATGGTGATGAATGTAAACGCGCTAAATATTTCGTCTGGTCGCGGAATCGAAAAACCTTGATTTTCTTTATCTTTTGACCACTAATCGGCGCGGATGGTTGAAGGTTCATATGCTCGCCGGAAAGACGAATCTTGCGCTTGGCGCCGCCAGACATCATGGGCGATTGTTGCTTTTCATAATCGGACATTTCACTTATTGTATATACAAATATACAAATATAAAATAACGAAAATGAAAGAAACGTATTGTCACATCATGATGACATTACACTAAGTCATTTACAAAAATTACCTCATTATTCCATACGAATTGTCTATTTTCATTATTTATTTTACGAATAAAATTTTCATTTTTATTCACATTGAATGATGAATGTGTGAGATATACATTATTGAACTGATAAAAATCAATCGTATAACCAAGTTCAATCAAAAGGGTTTTACGTTCAGGCCAATCATATCCAGCCTCAATAACAAAAAATTTGGGACATTCTAACGGAGTTAACTCTTTCATTGATTCTAATACTGTGCATTCACCACCTTCAATGTCTAACACAAGTACATCAATTGGCTTTTTGATTACATTTCTAATAAAATACGGATAGGTCAAACATTCAACCTCGATGTCATGAAACGTTGAACCATAACTTAATAACTCTTTTACGTGTAAATCGGCATGCTGTATACTTGAATTTCCGCCATGACTCGTCAAAGTAAATTTTATTCTGCCATTGTTGCTATATAATGCCATATTAAATATATTTGTTTTATTTACATTAGGTTGGTTGAGCATGATACTATAGTCGGTCGGATTGGCTTCAATGTAATAACAATTGTTGTTCGTTCGGAATGATTCTGTCTCTGAACCAGTTTGACTAGACCCGCATTCTAAAATATTCAGATTAGAAAAATCATAACTGTAAGCATTTGCTAAATAATCATATGCATTCATTTATATGTACGAATATATATAAATTAATAGATATATACGCACCATGTTACTATTTATTCATGGGAATGGTATACGATGAATCAAACAATGAATCGACAATTAAAGATAAACGAGGGCGCCGATTATACAATGGGTTCGCTTGATTCATATATGACAATCCATATTCATGTAGTTCGGACAAATGTCGCATTTGTGTAATATGCGAACGTCCATCAATCATAATTGCCGGGGTCATAATGCCATAATCCTTCTCAAATGGATAAACAATATTACGAAGAATATAATCTATTGCAACTTTGTAACTATACATTGACGGATGTATGGATTGCGTCCGATGAGTAAAATTTGAAATATCAAACACAATGCCATTGAGAATGCACTTATTTGCCCATATATATTCAAACATTTCTCTTGTTTGAGCGATTCCTTCATTTGAAATCTTGGTATGAATCCAGATAGGCGCAGACGACAATAATACTCCCATGGATGCCGGGTTATGATTTCGAATAATACACTCATGACATCCCATACGTTTTCCGTCTACTACTACTAATCCTGCGTCATCGACCAGTTTAACCTCTCGCGCATTATGACAAATCATCGGTATTCGCTTATTCCGCAGGATAGAAACAATAACTGGCGAAGAGGCCGGTGATACAGCATACCATGGACGAATATATGGTATGCATTTATTCCATTCTTGAAATACCTTTGAAACATTTGTAGACATATATTCGGGATATAGGCGGTGAAGAGACACCGAGCGAGTAAAATGCGCCATGAATTATAGTATAGTATACATTACTAGTTATTTTTATACTCATTTGCGCATGTATTTCAGATAACGCATTTCATGTTGTTTCACTTGTTGGTCCGTTATGACGTGTGAAAGCGACGTCGTTTGTAATGCGGATAGTTGTATGGGTACCCACCGACAGAACCGTTTATGAAACTGACACACCATAATAAACTCTTTATGAAGCGAAACATATTTGTCGGGTTCTGTATTCTCGAATTCGACCTCGTCTTCGCTTTCTTCTTGTGTGTCCAATCGCGCATTTTCGACAATATTGCGAAATAACTTGTTCATCATAACACTTGTTTTATAACTGGAAATATGTGCAAAATTATGAAAGACAAGTTCATTGGTTCGGCTGGATGTGTTTTTTACAAACAACTCATAAATATCGTTCTGAATATTTGGTCGAACAATAAATGTGGCTTGAATATTGGTGAGCATGCCATCCGTTGGCGTTACATACATTCTACGTGTGGCGGGCGCGTGGGCGTGGGCGTGGGCGTGCGCAGACACAGGCACATGCACAGGCACGTATTTTGTTTCTTCGCGTTTCACTGGCACTGGAGCTGGCACTGGCACTGGCGCTGCCAGTTCGTCACCGGGCTGATATAAACGCTGGCATACCCGACTATGGTTTTCAAATCGATATTGAATCGCGAATACAGGATACGGCAATTCCGGTACAATTGCGTAAACGTCTTTCTCATTGTGACATAATATTGGTAATCCAAATACGATACTGTTCTGTTTTGTATATGCGACCTGGCGAATATCGCATTCATCAAAAATACGCTCGCACATCCGAACATGACCCGACAATGATACCGGCGGAATCGGATTTCCCTTATACCAATGAATCGTATGAATGGAGAAAAATGACTTATCGTAGTTCGCGCCCGTGCGGAATAAAACACCCGAAAATACGGTTCCATAGACAAGCGACTGTTCGATACATGCATCGTAGATGCGAACCGCGCCAGGATACCAACCATTTTCCTCATGAAAGTGACGAATCGCTTTCGTCAAAGGACCGTCATATCGATTTGTGCCAAGAATATCAATCACCGCTACAATCTTAGTACGATTCCATTCCGTCACCCACGCAATACATCGTTTGCCCTTTGGAAGAATAAAACATTTATAAGCACCTGAAACTAGAGATTTATTATCGTTCTTATGAATAGTTGCTTCATAAGAAAGTCGCGTATTCGGAAAACTTGTCAACAACCCTTCGGTTTCCAGTGAGTTCAGCGCATTCACACCCTTGTTATTGTTATTGTCGTTGCGGTGACGGGGTTGGTGCGAGTGCGAGAATACACGAGACATGATATATATATAGTATACACGAGATGTCTTTAACTCGGTTGATACTGCTGCTGGCCGATTTCACGTAAATATTGCTTTAAGTCCGATTTCATATCATCAGAGCTCTGCGTTATTCCTAAAGGTTCGGTCGGAATCTGGGATGACGACGGTGGCGCCGGCGGAAAGGAGGACGACGACGACATCGGTTGGTCTATTTTTTTATTGATGGATTCTAATAGCGATTTATATTCGTGTTTTTGACCTCGAATTAGGTCTTTTACCTTTGGTGTTGTAAGGGTTGTTTCAAAATAAATATACAAATAATGTATCATAACAATGAGACACGCCGAAAAGATAATATTTTGAATAAGCCACCACATATTGTATTGTATTGTATTGTATCAGGTGTATATTACGGACATAATTTGAACTGGTGTATGAACGAAATGATGTCATCTTTGCATGTTCGTGTGAGTGGGTCGCGTTGTTTGGCATCTACGACGTCGTCGATACCATTTTCAGTGGTGATATAAAAATCCATGACTTCGGATTCTGTCTCATTCAAAATAAATACAAATGCGTTCATTGATTTCTCGTGCATTTTGATGACTTTTTTCACGTGGCGCACGACGATGTGGTTTGGCGGAATAATATGACGTTCACTCGACGCGGTCCCCGCCCCCGCCCCCGCCGCTCCCGCGAATTCATAATAACTCTCATCAACAAGAACCGGAATCGGGTTGTTATTATTATTTGCGATTTCGAGTGTGGTAATCGGTCCATCCACAGGAATACGTTTGCGTATGGTTTGAGTCGACGCCGTGCCGTGTTGGTTTGCGCGTATTTCATAGATGGCCTCATCCGAGAGAATAAGATGCTCCATGGTCCTAGTTACAAAGAAGGTCTCCGTTCCTTTCGGGCGTAAACGCCCTCGTTCGACGATTTGATGGATTTTCGGGTAATAATGTGCATTCATATCTTTTATGGTAATATCTAACAAATAGATTCTGGGTTCACTTCGTTGATGTGACTGTATACCGTGTGTATTCGTATTCTTTCGGTAAATCGTAGATAATTCAGAGATAATCATCGCCTGACGCGCATTTTGTCCTTTTCGTTGGGAACGAAAGTTCGTGTTAGCGGTCGGAGCTGACATCGGGGCGATTGTGATTGTGATTGTGATTGTTATAATAATTCATGTTCTATGTTTATGTCGTATTGCCCCACCCGCCCCCCGCACCCACGAAACAATATAGAAAGATTTCGCGTATTCTATACACACCCAATGTCACCGTCTACTTCGGCCGCGACAAGCACTACAATCGTCATTGTATCTAAAACAGGTACACTTTCGGAATGCGTAGTTCAACCCAATAAAGAAACAACAATAGATGAACTCACTGTACTTTTATCTAAAAAATGCGGATACAGAATCCATGACGGATTCAGTTGTTATCATACATGGAGGTACAAAAATAAACATAAGTATTCGTTCCGTACGGGCGGCGAGGGCGAGGGCAGCGAGGGCGACGCTACTGTCCCAAAATATATTTTTGTAGATGTATGGGCGAAGACGGATGGTCGCGCAGGACAAGAAAACAAATACGAACTGCCGCCACCCATTGATGAACTCCTTATTTATGGGAATATGGCGCTTGTGGCGAGAATTGACAAGGAGACGGCTGTGAACTTGACAATTGAGTTATGGAACAAAATATATGAGAAGCTATTTGGCGGATTCGAAGACCTCTCACTCACGGTTGCTGAAGATGAAAACGAAATCGACGAATTGGATGCAATTCCTGACTGTAAAAAAACAAGTAACGGGTACTTAAAGGATGGATTTGTGGTGGAAGATGACATGGATGAAACCCCGAGATGTAAGCGGGTAACGCGTGGGCGTTGTGGTGGCAGTGGTAAGAAACCGAAGTCTGAATCTACGGAGGGCGAATTTGTCACGGAAACCGAGACAGAGTCGGAGACACCTGTAACGAACTCGTCGGATGGCGAAGGCGAAATAGAACCAGTTCCAGTGAATAAAATTGTTTCCAAGAAAGCGGCGGCGGCGGCGGCGGCGAAACCTCCAAAAAAAAGCGAAAAAAAACAAGGAGGTGGAAAGTCGAAGAAGGTTGTAGAAGAAAAGGAGGTTGAACCAGAGTTGGAAAGTGAATCTGAATTAAGCGAGGATGCATATGATTGAATGATGATGGTGGTGCTGCTCGCGCATAACGCGCAGTAAATAGGGTCAGACTACTTACGTTGGCGACGGGTTCTGCGAGATTTGGAGCGTTTGCTGGTTTTGACGCGTTTGGCAGATTTTTTAGGTTTATTGTTGGATTTGGAACGTCGTTTACCACCGGCACTCGATGGCGGATTATAAACCCAGCCCTGACCTTTGTATTCCCAATTCTTTGTCTGGGCATCTTTTATTGTTTTAACCTCAGCTCTACCTAACGTTATTCGTGTCATATCTCTCTCAAGCATATCATTTTCAATTATCTGAGAGCTCGGATTCCTAGTAATATTAAAGTTTGGATTGTATGTGGAGGTCCCACTCAACCGATATACCTCTACCATGTATTTAGGTCCAGTTAAGTCATAGGTTACATCAAAAACTCTACCTATTGCGCCATCCCAGTTATTATTCACCCATTCTTTATTCGTACTGTTTTCTATGAATTTTATAGTTTTGGGTAACACATCATGATTATAATGTTGTAATGTTTCTGGACTCATTTTTAAACTGACATAATCACCTCGTTCAAAATTCGCTCCTGCATTAATTGCTTTCTTACGTTCTTCTTGACGTTCATACTCGTAAGCTGCGTCAATCATTTTTTTTTCAGCCTCAATTTCAGCCTGCCTTCTATCTTTGGCAGCTTGTGCTTTTTCTGCTGCCAGTTTATTATACCACGCTGCCTCCTCGGCGTTATTTAATGCTACACCGTTCTTACCATGGCTCATTACTAAGTCGATATATATATATATAATAATATAATAAATAATTACTCAAATATTTTTACTAAATTTAGTTTCGTTATATACCAGCGGATATTTATAATAATACAAATCCAACAAACAATTACCTCTAAATAAAGGAAAATGATTTCGAGTCTGCGCGATATATAAACGCAGTATAGTTAGCTTTCCATTCCATTGCATTTCATTCCATAAAATTGATTAAAGATATTACTCTTTACTATAGTAATACCTATTCCTCCTTCATCGTCGTGTGATGTCTACCATCGAATCAATCGCATATCCTGACCATTTTCGTGCAGAGGTTCGCAAACGAATCCAGGCACTATTGAATGGCAGCGGGAGTGGCAACGACGCCGACGATTCAGTTACATCCGCCGCCACCAATATTGAAAAGGGCATCTTCAATTGGTCGATTCAACATGCAAGTAATAATAATATCGTCAAAAAGTGGTCAAACCCGTTCTTCATTACATTATACATCGACCGTCTACGTTCGATATACTTGAACTTAAAGAACCCGGATGTTTCAAGCGCGGTGACATCCGGTAACATCAAACCACAAGACCTGGCATTCATGTCACATCAAGAGATGCGCCCAGACAAATGGAAGCAACTTATTGAAGACAAGAAGGTTCGTGATAAACAGAAATACGAACCGAATATCGAGGCGTCTACCGACAATTTCACATGCAATAAGTGTAAATCGAAAAAGTGCACGTATTACCAACTACAGACTCGTTCTGCGGATGAGCCAATGACGACATTTGTTACATGCTTGGAATGTGGCAAGAGATGGAAATGCTAATGGAATGGAATGGAATGGAATGAAATGGAATGAAATGGAATGAAATGGAATGAAATGGAATGAAATGGAATGAAATGGAATGAAATGGAATGAAATGGAATGAAATGGAATGCGCGAGCGGCAGCGTAGCGGGAATGCGCGAGCGGCAGCGTAGCGGGAATGCGCGAGCGGCGGTGATGCGCGTAATGCATAACGAATAAAAATAACTATATAGTAAAAGATGTCAACCTCATTTTTTACTATGTTCAAAACATACCTTCACTGTTGTACGACGCGGTGTTCGTGGTGTTCAAAAAACGACGAATATTCAAATAATTCGTCGTCAACCCTCGGTGACGGTGATAAAAGCCCATTTTCATTTGAAGATTTGTCGAGTCCATCGAATCAAGGAACCCCCATTACATGGTCATCTTCGTCTTCGTCATTGGACGGGATTACCCCTCCATATAAAAGAATAAATGCACGACCAACATTTAAGCCATATAACATTAGTATCATACCAACAAATTATTACAGCGATTAGAGTATCTCTAAATCTTGGATGCGCCAATATTCAGAACCGCCATTCGGTAATGGGCGTCGAATAATAAACGGTGTTTTCTTCTGTTCTAACTCTTTCACCGCAATCAAGTATCCATCGATTACGGTCGAATCAATCTTGATGAATGCCGGCGCTCCTTCGTTCAACTGTTTTGCGCGTTGTCCTAATATCCGCGTTTTCTCGTATTTCGTCATAATCGGTATCGTGCGATGTAAATCGTCTACGATGACACCCGCGCTATTTCGAACAACGCGCGAAAGTGTCTGAATCTCGTCATAATTGTGCGACATCGATTCCGGGTGATACCGTTCGATATAGCTCTCGGAAACAGATGCCCCGAGTTTCTGAAAATACTCGGATGAATCTCGGTCTGCGTCTTCGTCATCTTCTTCGTCTTCGTCTGCATCATCGTCGAAATTGATACCATGAGGGACACCTAGTAACGTCAGGTCGTCTTCCGCGTCTTTTTTGCCAGCCGACCGCTTCTTTTTATTTTTCTTCGCTTTGGTAAGGGTCGCCGCCGCGTCATCATCACTACCCCCTCCTTCTTCGTCCCCTCCTGCGCCAACACCGACGGCTCCTTCTCCTTCTCCTTCTTCTTCGTCCCCTGCAATAGATGATGCGTCCGATGTTTCATCACCGTCGGTTGTTTGTGAACCGGTTTCATCATCATTGTCCGTTGTTGATTGTTTTGACGCGGAGTCGTCATCACTGCCGCCGCCGCCGCCTGCATCTGAATCGACTCCTTCATCATCTAAACCGATATTATCTATATTGACTTCTTCCACATCATCGGGTGCAAGTGGAATCGATTCTCCTGTCTTGATTGACATCTATGTAATCCGTATATTCAATGATATATATAACCGTAATACTTTATTATGTTTCAATTTATTGTTGTTCCGTATTCCAGACTTTGTCGCATTTCGCGCACAGGTAAACATATTTCAGGTTCATATCATCATAACGGACGTATATAATCTCTGATTTGGGTTTGTTATGCGCACCGGCACTGGCCCCGGCCCCCCCGGCGCTGCCACCTCCCTCATTGCTCGGACATTCATCATTCGGGCAGCGCATCGTATGAATACGAGGCAATGTAGGGTCCAGTTTCGTATACTTATTCACCACCTGAGAGAATGACTGTGGCGTCGTCGAATGCTTCACATTCAACTTTGAAACACAAATATTCTCAGAAGCGACTGTATTGTCGATGTTACCGCAATTACGACAGTAATATTGCAACTCGTTTTCTGGAGTCACGCTGATATAGTACATGTTATTACAAACGGAACAGAAGTGCATGCTTGTTGGGTGGGATACTATGATATAATCTATATATATACAATAATTTCAATTTAACTCGTTTAAGTATTGTAAGAATGGTTGATGTTGGGGACAGCGCACTTTACAGTTATGATGTTATATAATATAAAAATATATACAGAATAATTATTATATTACAAAATGTCAAAATCACCATACGTTTTGGAAGTTTGTGAAATGATTATTGACGAAGATGGACCCGATGGATGGTTAGCGCAAGGTGGTAAAATCAAACATATTGGTTATATGAAGGGTCATTTTAAAACAAAAAAGGATGCTGTTTCATATTATGATAGACACAACCCACATATGCGGTCGTTGAATGCTCACAACACTTATAAAAGTGACTGGGACCCAAACACAAAATTACTTTATATTGTGAGAAAAGATTATCTTATAAATGCAACAATAGATTGTTTTTCCATTGATGATAACACTATTTGTGAAAGTATTAATGGAGGTGCGTCCATTAAGTTTAAATGGTTGAAATAGATATTATCATGCCGTTAAAATCGCGTCGTATTGCGTGAGTATGGTCGAATAACTAATATTCGTGGTGATACCACCATATAACGCAATCGACACTGATTTGCGTTCCGGGAACGTCTTCTCTCGTTCCATCAAAATCTCTCGGATTCGTGTTTTGTTCTCATGAAACTTGCGGCGCATAAACTCCTGAAACCCCGGAACTAATGTTGATTCTATCGTAATATATGTGGTCAGTTCCGTCAAGAGTGTTAAACATGCAAACTTGTAATTATAATACTCGACAATGGTATGATACGATACGAAATCACTGTGCCCGCTTCGTATACCGGGTTCATGTAGAAGCGGTTCTTTATCCAGCAATGACTGAAATGTCATGAGGACAGACCGTATATTCTGGCACCCCGACCATTGTTCACCACGCCATGTATTGACAATCGAAACACATACCTTCTTATTCGCGTAAAAATTGGGGTGAAACCGAATATTGTTTGTATTCGTGAGGTAGGAAACAATCGGCGGTGAGTGTGGATAGTTCGTAGGGAACTTAAAGACGAAGAAGTAATACCCGCCGAAATAAAGCGAGTCTGAAGGACCGACAATACAAGCGTAACCAGTCAGTATATCCGTCTCACTATGTTGATACATAATACCGCATTCGTCTAATGTCGTGTCCGTGACTACTTCGCGAATGTCTTTAAGTAGGCGAATGACCGTTTCTCTCGGAATCACGACTTTCGTCGTCGTCGTCGTCGTCGTCGCCGTCGTCGTATCGCCATTGTCCGTCATCGTAATAATTCGTTGTTTACTGTAGACAAGGCAATTGTTTTTATGTGTTTTTATTTATTATTTATCATTTATGTATTTTTATTTCTATACGTTCGACGTAAAATTGAATATGATTTAATAATGTTTCATATTACATCATACCATCATACCATGACCAAACCGTTTTTGAAATGGGCCGGAGGTAAAACTCAAATCATCGCAGAGATTATGGCACGATTTCCAACAACGATGAACAACTATCATGAGCCATTCTTGGGCGGTGGAAGCGTTCTTCTGGCTCTTCTCTCGTACATCGAAAACGGAACCATAACCGTCGCCGGGAAAATATATGCAAGCGACATCAACACGACATTGATTGGATTATACCAGAATATTCAGACCAATCCTCACGCACTCATTGCTGAAGTACGGCAGCTCATCGAAGAATCGGCGGTGGCGGCAGCGACGGCGGCAGCGACGGCACCAGAAGTCAATCGCAAGGCGTCAACATTACAAGAGGCGCAAACATCGCCAGAATCGTATTACTTTTGGGTTCGGTCGAGGTTCAATATGTTATCAAAGGAAGACCGGATGACAATATCCGCCTCAGCGATGTTCCTCTTCATAAATAAAACCTGTTTCCGCGGACTATACCGTGAAGGACCGCGCGGGTTCAATGTCCCCTATGGCAACTACAAGAATCCGGCGATTTTGGATGAAGAACATATCCTTCACATCTCTGCGCTCATCAAGAATGTCGTATTTACAGTGTCTTCGTTCCCGGATGCATTCTCTCGAGTTGTCGCCGGGGATTTCATGTATATCGACCCGCCATACGCGCCAGAAACATCGAAATCATTCGTCTCGTATACTTCCGACGGATTCAAACTCGCCGACCACAATACATTATTTGCACATTGTGCAGAACTGAAGAAAAAAAAGGTGAGTCTACTCATGAGTAATGCCGATGTCACTCTGGTAAGGGAAGCATTTCCAGCGCCGTTATATACAACTACGGTGATAAGTTGCCGAAGAGCGATTCACTCCAAGGAGCCGGACTCACGCACAAATGAGGTGTTGATTACGAACTGATGTCCCCGACCAGCGACTTGAGGATATCGGTTGCGCCAATGTACTCGATTCCGATTTCGCGGAAACATTCCAATATTTTCTGTTTTTGCGCACTCGTCTTTTCGCCAGGGAGGTTACCGTAGCTTTCGCGGCACACTTTCTCGGCACCGCCCATGCAAAGAATCTTCAGTGGCTTGCCGTAGAGTTGAGGGACTTCGGCGTATTTGAAAGGGGAACCCAGTATTTTTTCACCGGCAGTTCCACTTGTGAAGAATGTTTGGGCCTTGGCTTCCAGTATAGCATCATCAACTTCCGCATCTGGTTGATAATGCTGTTTGTTGACTGGTTTGGATACCTGTTTTCCAAGCAACGTGAAGATTTCTTCACACAAATGTTCGCCGAACTTGTTGGTCCACTGTTTGTCCAGTTTCAAATCTGGGCGGCGAATCCGGAGCATGTCTTGCCCCCATTTGTCTTCCAAGACCTTGTAGATTTTTTCATCCGTGGTCTTGTTCTTTTTTTGGATTTCTGGGAGAAATGACAGGTCGCCAAACAACCACTGAATCACCTGCTTCTGGCGAAGAAGGACGATGCCGGCGGCGGGGTTGGACGCAATCATTTTGCAAACATTTTCGATGAGTTGTTGCATTTCTTGTGTTACTGGTGTAAATACAAGAGGTGACTTTACATCAGTTTCTTCGATTTTTTGTTTCTTTTGTTTCTTTTGGGGGGCGGCGGCGGGGGCAGCCTGGGCCAGGGCGGCCTGGGAGGGGCACTTACGTTTGTCATGTCCGGTCTCTTTGCATAAAGAGCATGCACGGGTAGCGGGTGTCTGATTCATGTTTCTCTGATTCGTAGGATTCATAGGATTCATGATATTCCTGAAAAGTATTTCAATTTTTTCCATCATTCACCAAATATCCGGCCATCATGACATATTTTGTGACGATAACCCTAGCAGAATGTGGCGTCGCATCGTGAAAACAGGTGACCAATATGCTCACGTTTTTAAACACCTTACGATATATCGTCACAAAATCGAAAACTGAAACCCTAAAAAAAAATCTACGGGCAAAAACATTTTTTTTACAAAAGTCCTGCGCCCAGAAAAACGAAAAAAAAAGCATCCCCCCAAAATGGCCGAAAAACCCGATGAAAAAGTTGAAGTGCCATTTTTGGGGGATCAGATTTAGAGATAAAACCTCTGGAATATATAAACCGGAGGTTTTAGAATTTTCAATTCATAATTCGGACAAAATTGAACTTTAACCTACGCAATTTGAAATTACAACACAGACCATGAGCTCGATTGTAAATAGCAACGGACACAACGGACACAACGGACATGAAGGAAATGGGGGAGGAGGAGGGGGCGCTGGCGCGCCTGGCGCGGGGTCGTCATCAGCCGTCGACCCTACAACCGCATCATACCAGTCTCTCTGCGCGGGTATGACGTATGAACAATTTATGAAACATCATGTATCGAAACCAGGCGAAGCGTATACGCATACGCGGATTGGCGACAAGACACAGAATGTGTATGGCGGTGTATATACGATTCCGCCAGCGATATTACCCGTATTTTGGAGGAAATATTACTCGCATGTTTTCGAGAATGCAAAACAGGAGCACTTGACTGAAAAACAGAATACGGACAAGGGCGTGATTGTCGTGGATTTCGATTTCCGGTATGAAACAAGTATCACGAAACGCCAACATTCGAAGGAACACGTCCTCGATATGATTCAATCCTATATTCAGACATTGGAAACACTGGTGGAGATTCCGAATGACGCGCAAATCCCGATTTATATCTTCGAGAAAAACGACGTGAATCCGATGGAGGATGTTACAAAAGACGGCATACATATGATGATTGGTGCGTACGTCGAACGCCCGATTCAGCGAATGTTGCGCGCCAGGATGCTGAAAGAACTTCCGCAAATCTGGACCGACCTTCCAGTTACGAATTCATGGAATGATGTTCTTGATGAAGGTATTTCGCGCGGACACACGAACTGGCAGTTATACGGTTCACGTAAACCAGGCCACGCCGCGTATATGTTGAAGTATCACTTTATCATGATGCGTGACCCCGACGATGATGAAGGCGCGTGGATGTGCCAGGAAGAAAAGACGAGCAAGTTCAATGTAAAGGAGAGATTCGCAAAACTATCCGTGCAAATGTCGCCGGGGGTTGATACAGAATATCCGTCATTTACACTGTTGCCGGGGAACACAGCGTTGAAGGCTGAGTACGACTCGCTTCTGAATCAGCAACGCGGGGTGCGAAACGGCGGCGGGGGCGGGGCTGGTGGTGGCGGAGATGCGGCGGCGGGCGGCAAACGGCTTCGTCTGGTTGTCACGGGTGGCGGCGGTGGCGGCGGCGGCGCAGGCGGAGGCGGTCTAGTAGTAGGCACCAGTAGTGGCGGCGGCGCAGGTTCAGATGCATTGATATCACACAACGGTGTCATCATGATGGACAAAATAACGAGTCATAGCGAACTGTCGATGGCGGTTGAAGTGATGCTGAACATGCTTGAACCCAAAGAATATGAAATCCGCGAGACACATTACTACACGATGGCGCTTCCATCACAATACTACGACCCATACGACAAATGGCTACGCGTAGGTCTCGCGCTACACAACACGAGCGATAAACTCTTCCTGACGTGGATGCTTTTCAGCGCGAAATCGGCGAAATTCTCCTACGCCAGTATTATGCGTCATTATGAAACATGGTCGAACTTCCCCTATAGTCCGGATGGTCTAACCAGGCGGTCCATCATGTATTGGGCAAAGAATGACTGCCTGGAAGATTATACGCGTATTCGTAATGAAACCATCGACAATTTCATCCATCAAACGATTTGTAACGAGACGACCAATGACGCGTCGACGGATGTAGATTTGGCCACCGTGTTGTACACGATATTCAAGGACCGCTTCGTATGTGTTAGCGTCAAGGACAATATGTGGTATGAGTTCGAGAAGAATCGGTGGTGTGAATGCGACCAAGGCAACTCGCTTCGTGCGCTGATTTCGAAAGACATGCACGACATTTATACGAAAAAACACCGGGATATCATGGATATGACATCCGGATTAGACCCCACTTCCGACCAGTATACCAATGCACGTAAAAAGTCGCGTCGTATCGTGGACATATGCACCAAACTCAAGACAACCAGTTTCAAGAATAATATTATGCGTGAGGTGCGTGAACAGTTCTACGACAAGGATTTCGAGGAAAAAATCGACACACGTCCCGAACTCCTTTGTTTCAAAAATGGCGTCATCGATTTCAACGCGAAAACATTTCGTCGTGGTCAACCGGATGACAACCTGTCGAAAACCACGAAAATCGACTACATCCCACTGGATGCCGAAAAACACCGCCAACAAATCAACGAAATCAACGAATTTATGGCGCAACTCTTCCCGGAAGAAGAGCTCCGGAATTATATGTGGGAGCATCTGGCTTCAACGCTTATCGGCACAAACCGCGAACAAACATTCAACATCTATATCGGTGGTGGTAGTAACGGGAAATCGAAACTCATCGAACTGATGTCGGCGTGTCTTGGCGAGTACAAGGCGGTCCTCCCCATCACAGCAGTCACCCAGAAACGCGCGATGATTGGTGGGGCTTCACCAGAACTCGCTGTGCTAAAAGGTGTGCGATATGCAGTCATGCAAGAACCGACGAAGGGTGACCGCATCAATGAAGGTATCTTGAAGGAAATCACGGGTGGCGATGATATGACGGCGCGTGCCCTGTTCAAAAATACGATTACATTTGTCCCTCAGTTTAAACTCGTTGTTTGCACGAATGTCCTCTTCGACATCAAGAGCAACGATGATGGAACCTGGCGTCGTATTCGGTTGTGCCCGTATAAATCCAAGTTCTGTGAAGAACCGAAGAGTGACGACCCAGAAGAACCGTATCAGTTCCTCATCGACAAGAACCTGGATGTGAAAATCAAAACGTGGGTAAATGTCTTTATGTCGATGTTGGTCAAAAAGGCATTTGAAACGGATGGAAAAGTGAAGACATGCGCAGCCGTGACTGCGAGTAGCAACAAGTATCGGAATACACAAGACTACTTGTCGGAATTCTTGCGTGATAAGATACGCCCTGCCGACGAAAACACGTATATCAAGAAGACGGAGGTATATGAAGAGTTCAAGAAATGGTATATCGTTCAACATGGCAAGAATATCCCGAAAGGCAATGAATTGTATGACTATATGACGAAGAAATTCGGAAAACTCACGACGAAAGGATGGCGGAAGTGTCGCATCCTTTATGATGACGACGATGACGGCGGTGATAGCGGTGGCGATGGGGGCGGTGATGGGGGCGGTGATGACGAATAATGCGCGCGTGCGCGGACGCAGCAGCAGCAGCAGCAGACACGTCAATGCCAAAACCGCACATTCTTCAATCCCAGCATTTCCAATATTTTTTCAATGAGTTCCACTATCCACAATACGACTTGTAGAATGTATTTTGGATAAATACCAAGTACTACCACAATACCAATAAGTCGGTACTCGATGTTTCCACCAGTAAATAAGGTGCGCAATGACAATACGGCAAATATAATGAATACTGCGTAATATAGAAAATGAACGAGGTCTTCATAAAAAGCAAGACTATTGTATTCTTCATAGTCATACAATGCATTTTGCTTATACAAATTGATGTTCTTTTTTTGCGTATCTAGAATGGATTGAATATCTTTTTCTTCTAATAATAACGTCAAATTTGATTGACTATCGCTTTTTGTAAGAATAGCATAATACGCATTCAATAGCCAGTCTGCTCTATCAAACTCGGAATTAATCTTTTGAATATATGTATTGATGGTATTATTCGCAATTTTACATGACAATATTGCATCAGTGCTTAGACCTCCCGTATTGCAATCCTTATAATATTCTACCCATGGCAGCGTTTTTTTGTCTGTAGCAGTAGTCCTTGCGCTACCACTATCCGTATACAGAGGAATTCGCACATTCCACTTACCACCTGTATTATCATTCGGAAGACCTTCCCGTTCAGCGAAATCAAACCCCTCCGTTATACGACCCACTCCAGCGAACCCTTCCACGAGTTGGTTCGTATAACCGCTTCGTTGAACTTGAAATGGTTCCGAATTTCCGCCAATATCTGGGTATATATCACCGTCCGCCTTCTTATTCGCGCGTACACGTCGGTCAGTTTCTATGTACTGTTCGGCTTTTACCAACAAGTCATTACTACTCGTACGACATTTATTTCGAATATCCTGCCATTCTTGATGCGCCTTAACAATATCATTATTATTGGCCTTTTTCTTGACTAAATTCGTGTATCTCGTACTTTTGTCTACAATATTAAAATCACATTGCCGGTACAAGTTTCGCGCATAAATCCACTCGGCGTGATGAAGACTTATCATATATTTATCTTTCTCTGGACCGGTAAAACCACCCTGGTTTATGATTTTCTTCACTTTTGCCAAGTCATTTTTTGATTTCTCAACGACTTCCTCAATGGACCGTTGTTCTCCGTCGGTCATTCGTACTGCTTCTGCATCTGTTGCGGCCGTTTTCGATGCTTCAGCAAGACTCATCGTTATCTTCTCTTGCGTTTCGGGATCATCTTTGGCATCCGCGATGTTAATCTCACCGCTCATTCTTGATAAAATTATTTATAATATAACTACTATAATGGTTAGATTATATACATTCTAAATAATCATAATACTTGATTCAGATGGTTCTGATGTTGTTTTCACTTTAATAATACTGTTTCGGGCGGTTTGTCCGGATGCAACACTCATACCAGTTATCGCAATCGTATGAATGGAACCGGCTGTTTTAGCACCAGGCGTCACATCAAATGGTGCGGTTAATGACCCAGGACTAGGTGTACCACTAAACACACCAGTTGGCAAGGTTACGGTAATCGTGTCTGTTGCAGCTAATGCATTCATGATGTAGACATTGATGGTTAATGTATTCGACGCCCAACTCGCCGTTCCGGAAGGAACACACTTCTTCGCGGATTCATTCCATTTGGTTCCAACATTACAGCATCCTGGTCCAAAACATGACGCCATTCCCATTCCCATTTCCGAGAGATTCGCCGGGTCATCCGACAATTGCGTGATGTGTTTTTTATTCATTTCCTCCTCGTTGAAGTTCCAGTCATACTTATCAAAATCGTGGTCATTTCTGCGAATAATGTCATATGCCTGTTGTCCAATAACAATTCCTCCTAATGTAAGAACAAAAATAACGCCTAAAGTAGAAATCGAATCTGGTATCAGTTCCTTTTTACGCAATACGGCCAACGCAATCAGACCAATCGATAAGAAAATGATATTTTTCATGACTTCTGTATTTGCTTCATAGTTTCGCGTATAATAGGTATTTATTTGCGCCATACGGCGTTTGTTGATGTTATCTTGAGAAAGTGAATCCGCATTCTTCGCTGCGCGCTCTTTCTCCTTTCTGATGAATTCAATTGCAGTTTTCTGGGCATCATATAGTGCCTGAGAATCAAATACACTACCGGCCTGTTTTACTGTTCCGTATGTATAAGCCAACACAGTGACAAGTGCTGTCTGTATTTTTCTCAAATCATTTGCCTTATTCACATCTGCTTCAGTTGCAATACGTGTATTTATAATATCAAGCGCCTTTTCGATTTCAACAATAGGCCCGGGTGTACCTACGACACCCCCCGAACCTAGAACAATAACCGGCGTAGTAACTGGCACTGATTCTGTCGAAGTCCTAGTTTTGAAAGAGAAATTAGGAACACCTGGGTATTTACCGTCAACTAGTGTTCCAGCATCTATCTGTATATTATTCATAGTTATGGTTAACGTTGTGTCAACATTCACCGTACCACTCACCGCAAATGTTACATAACTGGTGATAGATGGATTTGAAGATGTAGATAAAGTCCTCGTTGCCGAAACACTACCTGGTAATCCCGTAAGTATGTAGTCACTATCAGTTGCACTCATATTAACTCCTTTAAGAATTGGCCATTCCACTTTAATCGTACCGCTGGTGGATAACGCAGCGCCTAGCGTAACCTTCAATATCAAGGTTATACCATTTTGCTGCTGACCACTTTGCACCAATTCTTGACTTGAAACAAGACGACTCGTCAACCCCTCAATATATCCTCCGCGGTAGAGATAATCTTTGAATAACTTTCCAGCACATAATACCACAATCGCAAATAACGCGACAAATATTTGATTTTTTTCACTTAACTGATACACCATTTATAATGAGTAGTTATAATCCATAAATACTCATTATATAATTATTTCTTTCGATGACTACGTTTTCCTCCAGTTGTCGCGCCGCCGCCGCCATCGCCGCCATCGCCGCCCTCGCCACTCACCGCGTCGCCAACCCGATTCACCGCATCCGTCGCTGTTTCGCTCACTCTATCCGCGAATCCTTGTGCGCCTTCCATCGCACCCATCGCGGCCTCATTTGCCGAATACATCATATTGTCAGCGCCTTCCGTAATATTCTTCGATAATTGTTCCGCACCCTCCTTGAATTGAGACCCAATCGAACTTAATGCGTTCTTTACATCCCCCGTTTTATCGGCAATATCGCTTGTATCTATTTTTCCGATACTAAATAATCCTAGAATGGATGCGATGAATCCGCCGCCACCACCGTCGCCGTCATCGCCGTCGCCGTCATCCGCGTCATCTTGGCCAAACATCTCTTTCAGTTTTATTAGCGCCAATACCACTAATATTGCTAAAATACTCCAAAGAATGAACTTGTATGATTCAGTAATGAGCACCTTATTAGACTCCTCCGAGATGGCAACTAACCGTTCACGTTGATATTCCGCCTTTGCGATTTTCGTTAAGTTTTCATTTACCTCCTTCATCGTATCGACATATGTTAATCCTTCACGAAGAGTCGTAAATGACTCTGCCCCGGCATCGCCCTCTGCCCCGGCGGCGTCGTCCCCTAGTCCTAGTAAAGAACTTGCGCCTGATGACGACCCCTGGGTTTGTCGTCGATATTCGTCTGTTTTTTGTTCTGTTTCTTGAATGGCCGATGCAGTTACTTCAAGTACCGGTTCAACATTCGGCATCTGTAATGAACCATCTTTCGGAATCATACCTTTCAAGTCACACTTGCTATCACTTGACATCGCTCGACCCCACGGATAATGGTCGTATTGCGCGCGGTCAATCATGGAATATACACCATTCCCCGCCTTACACGCAGGGTCTTTCACGGATTCATTGATATTCGGAACTTTCATGACCAACTGTTTTGTTGGGTCAGTCACACGCAATCCATTCGGATACATTTTTTTATGGTCTTTCAATTCGCATCGGCCAACTTGACTACCAGCACCCTTTGTATAAACAAACCCGCCACAGTTTTCATCAGGGTCACATATAGCACGACACTGTTCGATTGTTCCATTGATACTTTCGTCTATCGGCATTGGATTTGAAAGAGGAATATCTGCTCCGTCCCCCCCTGGATAATCTACCATGTAAGAAGATTTTGGTACTGAAATTGAAATGACTAAGCCTGGAAATTTCTCGCTCGGATTTTTCTTCCATCCTCCAACCGTTACCGGACCCTCCGCCGCCATTATTGCATTATTCGGTTTAGTAATTGTTTGTTTCTCTTCAGTTCCCTTTGATACTTTTTTAAGTACCATCGACAGTGTCGTTGGTGTATTAATGATGGTAAGTTGATAATGGACACGAATATCTATCTTCAAATCGAAATCAGCTGTATTATATTTCCATGACCAATGAATTTTATTTTGAGGTGAAACCCATAGACCCCAACCACGATAACCAACTGCATCATTATACATATTTCCGATTACAGGTCGCCATCCACTGCTGCCACCATCTAATCTAAATTGAATAATCAATTCCCAATTCGGCATGTTCGCCAAGAGCGGAAACGGATTACGTTTTTTGGCTTCTTTGAGACCATACGAACTCTCGGCTGACCGTGTATCATATCCATCCAATGTAATATATGATGTGGGTGATGTATACGATAACGCCGATGGTGGATATTCGTGTTTCTCGCCATTATGGTCGATATAGGCCAATTTACCAACAGCGCCTTTATTTACACCGGTTGGGCCACCTGATTTGAGTGCATACACTCCAACAGATACCTGCCGTTGAGTAGGTTGGACGTAATTCTTATCCAAAAACGTATACCCCTTTGTCCCTTTACATTTTTCGATATATTTGTCAACAGCTGCGCGTTCGATGCCGCTGCCATTACGAGCGTGCAGTGCCTTCAACCAGCCATGTAGGTCGTCTTTATTATAGCCATACAACCCAGCATACGCCCATCGTGGGTCACTTGGAACACATCTTCCACCCCCTTCGTGTTTATAATTATCAAATATACAACCGTCCTTTCTTGTATGGTCGCAATCCGGATTCGGTATTGGTTCAATCGGTATTTCCATTTTCTTTCCATACATACGTGGTAAGCTTGCAGTAGAATACGCTTTCATAAATCCGTCCTCATCTGCTTCTGGATTGTTTACTCGGTGACATGCCGCACCAGTTTCATCGAATTTAAGAAGATTATCTATATCTGTACTTGGGTTTCCATTACCCGCATATACCCAACACTCTCCTTGGTTCGGCTGATTCTGATTCTTAGATGGAGCAATAATAAAATGAGAACTACCCATATCTTCTGCACGACGCTTACATTGCGATATAGACGCATCCCCTAAATCCCGTTGTTCCCTAAAATCAAATGAACCGCCTTTACTGGAATATCTTACTGTATAGCATCCACTTTTGGTAGCGTTCGACATATCAAAATCGGCCGAAGGACGCTCGGTGACATATACATTTCCGCGTTCATTTCCGCATGAAAACCTGCCCTTTCTCTCATGACTACTCATTGGGTTGCGCACATTCGGATTTACCAACATAAACAGCGGATTTTTTCGTCCAGCATCTGACTCGGAATACACCATATCATAGGGTTTAATACTGTCCCATGTCCCCGCTATTTTCATTTTTTTCATTGTATCAGGTCGTGGGCATCCAATTACGCTAGTATTTGTCTTCATTTTATCATTTTGGAGCCAGTTATCTGACGGTGTGCCAGGTGCGTGCCATATTTGAAAGATACCATCCTTGGTGATGTACCCGTATTTCGTATTTCCGGCCGAATCGGACACCTCCGCCCATGTTACACGCGGATTTGTAGGGTTCTTCTGGTCTAAAAAATCCATGCTTTTTACCAACTTCTGGTTATAAACGATTTCTTGGTCTGAATACTTTCGCGTGTCATCCACCATGTCATTCACATACTGGGTTTGGTCGCCCGACAATCCCTCCTTCATTGAAACAGTATCAATTACACTTTGAATCATGTTTTGGAATTTTGCCCCGATACTAAGCGAATTGTCTGCTGCTGGCATGGAGTGCGTAGACTGTGTAGGATTATTCTCATGTGTACCGCCAATGTTGGCGGCAGGTGATGGCGATGGTTGTTTCAATAATACATCACGTGTAGCATGT